AGGGATCTCCATATATAACTTAACTTATAACTATATTAGTGGATTAAGAGGGCGGAGCGTTATAGGAAGGGCGCAAGCTGGGAGTCCGACATAGCACTAATATTACCTATGTCGGCATACTCCCCACTCCCACAAGCCCGCCAAAAATCTAACCATCGGACGCAGCGCTTTAGCGCGGAGTCAGCGACCGCAGGTCTCTACCGCAGCACGCAGTGCGGAGGTCTACCGCAGCGCTTTAGAGCGGAGGTCTAGTCCAGAGGGCTAGTATCGAAAAAAGCAAAAAACCAAATAAAACGAAGTATGAATTTTATTCATAGCGTGTCCAATTGGCAGTGACAGCGTCATAACGCCAAACTGATTCGTCGTTAGATGAATCATAATCACAAGGAGGATCTCCCGGATAAGTTCTTCCAGCGAGAGTATACGATCGCTGAATCGCACACCATGGTCTCTCCATTGGTGGGAATTCACATTCTGGTGAAGTAGGGGTCTCGATCGCATTCGGTGAGTCATCGAATAGAACTGATGGAGAAATCGGAGCAGGACACCTTTCTGCTATTCTCATAAGGCCGCCTTCTGGAATCTCGACCATGTCTATCCTGTCAAGGAGAGGAGCAAGTTGGGACATGTGAGCCTTGTGATAGCATTCCATGGGGTTAAAGTTGGACAGAATGATAACAGGAAGGTTATCTCTTTTGACCAAAGGAGGAGCATTTCTTCTTGAGCAAGGATGGGGGTCACCACTCAATATTGGATTGAGTTCGGTGATCATCTTTTGGGCGCGGAACTCGTCCAAAACAATCAGATCAAAGGCACCATCTGAATATCCATCCCACCATTTTTCATCTTTGGGCCACCAGTAGATTGAGAGGTTGAACCACTTTTCAAGGTTCATAATCGTCGTCGTCTTCCCCACTCCCCCCGGAGCTTTGATCCAAAGCTGCTTCTGACGATGAGATCTCTTCTGTCGAATATTCAGTTCCAGCCATGAGGCAATTTCCCTGTTCCAGTCGGTAGAGAAGTGCTCGGCAGGTTCGACAAGGACCTTCTGGTGTTGGGCCGTCGCAAATTCTGAGCGTCTCTTCTTCAGCTCGATGAAGGAGGCGTAGCGTTGCACCTGAGCAAGGTGCATCAGCATATACGCGGGTTCCTGGTCGTCGATCGCATCCAAGGAAGCTCCTGATCTCACCAGGGTTGAGATCTTCTCCGTCTTCTTGTCTCCAGCTGATAAAAGAGCTTGAACGTCCAAGTCCCTGGGAAGGAGGAGGAAATTCCCGTCCTTCATCACATACTTGAATGCCTTCTTCCATCCCCCCTTGAATCTCCCCGAGATGTTGGGGTGTTGAAGCGCGAGATGATCCAAGCAGTCTGCGCTTCTTGTCCGGTATGGCCTCTTCAGGCAGATTGCTGCGTGAAGATGCTTGTTTCCGTCCATGTGTTGTTCCTGACTGGCTATGCATTTTTCGATATTTTCTCCGAAGTGAATTTCGATGTTAATCAAGAAATCGTTGAGGGGAAAGTCACACTGTGGATAAGTTAAGAAAAGTGTTTTGCTGTTAAGTTGAAATCTCTCTGACATCCACAGATATTAAACTTATTTTTAAAAAATAAAATAAAAAAAAACAAAAAAGAAAAAAGTTCTTGAATTTTTTGATTGGTCACTTAAATAGTTATTCGCGCCTTTGTTAAAAGTTATGAAGAGACTTTCTGACAATCATTAAGTGGAACCAATCATATTTAATCACTCAAAACTACCCCTTACATGCTGGATCGGTGTTCTTTCTTATTCTAAAGTCCACTCTAGCCGAGACGGCGTCAGCGACGAGGCCTGATAAAAACTTCAGCTTAGCGCAGCGCTAGGGTTTCATTTAGCATCAACCTTTAGCGTAGAGCATCGCACTAAAAAAAACACCTTATTAGACTTAAACTACTGCGATCTGAAAGAGAGCTATTCCGTTGATCTAACAGGTTTTTAATCATAATAACGAACACGAGCCATTGCATCTAAGGTGCAAGAGGTTGCACTATTTGAGGTGCTTACTCTCCAGATCAAATAGAGAGCGCCGGAGGCGATATCAGCGATGGTTTGCGGGGCTGATTGTCCAGAGTAGTTGGACACGAGTCCTCCTCCAGGCATTTTGATATACTCATCTAAGGCTAATGAGCATTGGAAGTTGGGTCCTGTTCCGAAGGAAGGGACAGGAGGTGGAGGACAGTCCCAGGTCCATTCTCTGATCACTCTGAATCTTTCCATTCCATCATACTTCACAGGATCGAAGATGCTGGTGACTTGCTCGGTGCCTGCTTGCAGGGTGGATCCGAAGATTGTGTCGAAGGTTGGGATAGTACCGGTAGGTTGGTTATCCCAGACCAAGACTCCTCGGACAGATGATGAAACACCACCAGCGCCAGTGGCAAACGTTGGCACGATTGACCATAGTAGGTTTCCTTTGACACGGACAGATTTCACAACGGTCTTTCGACCGATTCGGTTCCATGATCCGGATCCTGGTTGAATCAGGTTGAGCACATCGATACCTGAGTTGGTGCTTGTTGTGGCAATGATGGATTGAGAGATGTCAGCATCCACACCTTTGATGGTTTGGAGCATTCTTCCGGCGGGTGAAGCTTGGAGAGATCCAACGGGGATTGATCTTGTCATATCACGTCTTCCTGACCTTTGGGACATCCTTCTTGCCATAGCGACAGCTGTGGCACCAGTCCTGGCTGAGCCTGGGATTCTTCTTGCTTTCAATGATGTTCTGCTGGGTCCTGGCATTTTCAAAAATAATTTTGACTTAAAAAATAAAATAAAAAAAACAAAAAAGAAAAAATTCTTGAATTTTCCTATTGGTTGTTTAATTAAGGAGGGGTCTCTATATATAAGCTAACTTATAACTATATTAGTGGATTGAGAGGGCGGAGGCAAAAAATATGGGGCGCAAGCTGGGAGTCCGACATAGCACTAATATTACCTATGTCGGCATACTCCCCACTCCCACAAGCCCGCCAAAACCATCGGACGCAGCGCTTTAGCGCGGAGTCAAGGACCGCAGCGCGCAGCGCGGAGGTCTACCGCAGCACTTCAGTGCGGAGGTCTACCGCAGCACTTCAGTGCGGAGGTCTGGTCCAGAGGGCCAGGGAGAAAAAGCATTAAAGACCTTAAGTAAATATCTCCGAGACAGTCTTTTTTTTGTTGAGGGGATATTTATTCATAGCGGGTCCAGTTAGCTGTGACCGCGTCAAAACGCCAAACTGATTCGTCGTCAGATGAATTATAATTGCAAACAGGATCTCCCGGATAAGTGCGCCCGGCGAGAGTGTACGATCGCTCCATAGCACTTGGAATTGGTCCGAAGGACGGAGGACTCTCAGGAGTATCATCGAAGGCAACCGTAGGTGACGGAGGTTGAGGGAATCTCTCAACAATTCTCATGAGGCCACCTTCTGGAATCTCGACCATGTCGATCCTGTCGAGAAGTGGGGCAAGTTGTGACATATGAGCCTTATGATAGCATTCCATAGGATTGAAGTTCGACAAGATTATGACCGGTAGGTTATCTCTTTTGACCAGAGGAGGAGCATTTCTTCTTGAGCAAGGATGGGGGTCACCGCTCAATATTGGATTGAGCTCGGTGATCATTTTCTGAGCGCGAAATTCGTCAAGGACAATCAGATCGAAGGCACCATCGGAATATCCATCCCACCATTTTTCATCTTTAGGCCACCAGTAGATTGAGAGGTTGAACCACTTTTCAAGGTTCATAATCGTCGTCGTCTTCCCCACTCCCCCCGGAGCTTTGATCCAAAGCTGCTTCTGCCGATGAGATCTCTTCTGTCGAATATTCTTCTCCAGCCATGAGGCAATCTCCCTGTTCCAATCGGTAAAGGAGAGCTCGGCAGGTTCGACAAGGACCTTCTTCAGTTGGGCCACTGCAAATTCTGACCGTTTCTTCTTCAGCTCGATGAAGGAGGCGTAGCGTTGCACCTGCTGAAGGTGCATTAGCATATACGCGGGTTCCTGGTCGTCGATCACATCCAAGGAAGCTCCTGACCTCACTAGGGTTGAGATCTTCTCCGTCTTCTTGTCTCCAGCTGATAAAAGAGCTTGAACGTCCAAGTCCCTGGGAAGGAGGAGGTAATTCCCGTCCTTCATCACATACTTGAAGGCTTTCTTCCATCCCCCCTTGAATCTCCCCGAGATGTTGGGATGTTGAAGCGCAAGATGATCTAAGCAATCGGCGCTTCTTGTCCGGTATGGCCTCTTCAGGCAGATCGCTGCGTGAAGATGCTTGTTTCCGTCCATGTGAAGTTCCTGACTGGCTATGCATTTTTCGATATTTTCTCCGAAGTGGATTTCGATGTTAATCAAGAAATCGTTGAGGGGAAAGTCACACTGTGGATAAGTTAAGAATATAGTTTTGCTGTTAAGCTGAAATCTCTCTGACATCCACAGATATTAAACTTATTTTAAAAATTTAAATCAAAAAAAAAAAAAAAAAAAAGTTCTCGAATTTTTTGATTGGTCACTTAAATAGTCATTCGCGCCTAATATAAAAGTTATGATGAGACTTTCTGACAACCACTAAGTGGAACCAATCATATTTCACCACTCAAAACTACCCCTTACCTGTTGGATCAGTGTAGCCGAGACGGCGTCAGCGACGAGGCCTGACAAAAACATCAGCTTAGCGCAGCGCCGAGGATTCATTTAGCACTAACCACTCTTACTAAAAAAAACACCTTGACAGACTCAAACTACCGCGATCTAAAAGAGAGCTATTCCGCTGAGCCAATCAGGTTTTTAATCATAATAACGAACACGAGCCATTCCATCAAAAGTCACACTTCCGCCGGAGGTCGAAGAAGTGGTTCTCCAGACCATATAGAGAGCGCCGGAGGCGATATCGGCGATGGTTTGTGGGGTTGATTGACCAGAATAGTTGGACACCAGTCCCCCTCCAGGCATTTTGACGTACTCGTCGATGCACTGAGTACATTGAATGTTGGGGGCAGTTCCGAAGGCGGGGACAGTGACAGGGGGCTCTTCCCAGCACCATTCTCTGATCACTCTGAATCTCTCCATCCCATCATATCTCACAGGATCGAAGATTGAGGTGACTTGTTCAGTACCGTCTTGCAGGGTGCTTCCGAAAATCACATCGAATGTTGGGATAGTACCGGTAGGTTGATTATCCCAAACCAGGACTGCTCGGACAGCGGTCTCGATTTGTTGAGCACCCGTTGCAAAGGTGGGCGTGTTCACCCAGAGGAGGTTTCCTTTGATACGGACAGACTTTAGAACGGTCTTTCGCCCTATACGGTTCCATGAACCAGAGCCTGGCTGAATCAGATTGAGCACATCGATACTTCCATTGGTAGTTGTCGTAGCGATAATGGACTGAGAGAGATCAGCATCAACTCCCTTGATAGTCTGGAGCATTCTTCCTGCGGGTGAGGCTTGGAGCGATCCAACTGGGATTGACCTTGACATGTCACGTCTTCCCTGTCTTTGGGACATTCTCTTTGCCAAAGCGACAGCTGCGGCACCAGTCCTGGCTGAGCCTGGGACTCTCCTAGCTTTCAAACTTGATCTACTTGGACCTGGCATTTTCAAAAATAATTTTGACTTAAAAAAAAATAAAAAAAAAAAAAAAGTTCTCGAATTTTCCTATTGGCTATTCAAATAAGGAGGGGGTCCCCATAATAAGCTAACTTAGAACTATATTAGGGG